GCTAAGTCTCAGTTAATGGATATCATGGTAAAAGCACAAGCTGAAGAGATGAAAGCTAAGAGTGCAGTGGTTATAGCTGAAGCTAAAGGTGAATCGTGGATGCAACGCAATTGGCGACCAGTGCTAATGTTCACTTTTATAGCTCTCATAATCAATAACTTCATCCTAGTGCCCTATATGGCTGCTGTAGGGCTTCCAATCTCACCCCTACCCTTGCCTACTGAGATGTGGACATTATTGACTATAGGCGTCGGTGGGTACATAGGTGGACGTTCATACGAGAAAGCTACTAAAGATAAGCAAGACACTAAAAGACAGCTATACGAAGTACTAAGGTCCAAGGAAGGGTTTCTAACACAAGAGTTAGTGGATAACATTGAAAAGGTACTTAAGTAATATTATGAATATAATTGAAGTAGTAGCAGCTACATTATCATTTCCATTTGCAGCCATAGTAGGCTGGATAATTAAAAGAGTATTTAATAGGTTAGACGTATTAGAACATGAAGTAGCTACAATAGATAAGAATCAAGCAGTACAAGGCTCCCAACTAAGCAATATGGAAACCGATATACATCAGATTAATAAGAAACTCGATAAGATAATTGACAAGCTCGTAGTATAGTGTTATAGTAGTACTTATGATAACAACTAAAGAATCAGACATAGAGCGACTACAGAGACAATTGATACTACATAGCGTTATCTACTATAGACTCAATGAGAGCATATGGTCAGATACACAATATGATACGGCTTCACAAAAGCTAGTCTCTATTAAAGGCACACAAGAGTTCAAAGACAGTAAGTTCTACGATCTCTTCAAGGACTTCGACGGCTCAACTGGTTATCATATAGCACTAGACACACCTTATTGGATTTCACTAGCCACAAGGATACTATCATATCATGAACTTCATTGAAAGAGTAAGACGCTACGCTAACGAAGATGAGACACTACTTATGTTCATCAACGCATACGATACAGATGGAAGCATCTTAGGTAAGCAAGAGATAATTAAAGAAATCTCCTTATATATCAAAAACGTGGGGCTAGAGGATGGTATTGCAAGCATTAGATGATTACATGGACTTAAGTGATTATGTATATGATTTTACTATGTATATGCAAGATATTTACTTCGGTATAGAGAGAGTGATTACTGCTCTAGGTAAAGAGACATACGATCAGACTGTAACTTTCTCATTAATATACCTTTGTCATACGTACAAGAGGTTTAGTAGACTCATAAGAAGACTATTTACAATGACTTTACTTACCCATATATAAAGATAACATAAGAACAACCAATAAAACAACTAGTCATCACGCCTATCTAAATGAAGCGCAACCTTGATGACTTTCTTACAATATAAGAGATAACATGAGCAACAACAAACAACAAGGTGGGCACAATGCTCACATCCCCAATGATATCAGTCGTAAGATGGTATCTAATCTAGTTAAGTATCTTAGCATGACACAAGTACAAATAGCTGATGTTGTTGGTATTGATGTTAAGACTCTTAGGAAACATTATAAGGTTGAGCTACTAACAGCTAATATAGAACAAACAATCAACTTAGCACGTAATGCATATGTTATGGCTCTAGAAGGTAATGTACCAATGACTATCTTCTTATTGAAGACTAGAGCTGGTTATATAGAGCCTAAGATGCTAGAAGAAGAGAAGATAGAAGAGACCAAGATAGAGAAGATTGAGGTAGTACTAGCAGTGGCACCTAACGATATTATGTTAAAGGAATAGAGTTATCTTAACATGACATCTACTACATGTTCGATAAAGAGCATTATCTTAACATGACAGGAGTGACAGTCTATGAAGAACCTAACGCATCAGTTCAGTGGTAATAGTAATGGAGCCATTAAGAGAGAAGAGTCCAAGAAGCTAAGGCTACAAGCTAAGAAGAACATAGTCACCTACTTCAACGGATATAAGGTTGAGGGCTACTTCGGTAAGCATGCCTCAATAGAAGATGCTGAGAACGCCATACGGTACTATAAGAGAGTAGAGCGGAGCCTAGCAAGCAGTAGTCCGGAATAACCGAACAACTGAACAAGAGGGATACAGCCACTATGACTGAAGAAGAAGCATCGGAAGATATAATAATAATAATAAGTGCTCTCTCATCTTCAGGCACTATGAAGGAAGGCCTAGTGTCTCCTACTAAAGCTACTATGTACATTACAATAGATAGAGAGGATACAGGTCAAGGGTTAATGAGTATAGGTGAGACTATCAAAGTGACTGACTACAGCTACTGCCAGAACCATGACTTTATGATAACTGATATGTTAACTGTTGGGGATAAGCCTAGATTCATGTTAGTAAGAGCTACGGAGATACTATCAAATGACAATACTACAGATAAGCTCAACAGCTCCTCAACTAGCATTCCATAACTTAGAGCAGAAGTATTGCTTGTTCAGTGCTGGGTTCGGTACTGGCAAGAGTGAGACAATGATTAACCAAGCTATCCTAGATGGCTCTCACAGCCCCGATGCTCTTATAGGGCTCTATGCCCCCACCTATGACTTAGTAAGGCTTATAACAGCTCCTAGGCTCTTAGAGAAGCTCACAGAGTATGGTATACAGTACGTATATAACAAGAGTGAGAACATAGTCTACTGTAAAGGGTGGGCTAACTACATACTACGAACATTAGATAACCCAGAACGTATCATTGGGTATGAAACATACAGGGCTCACATAGATGAGCTAGATACACTTAAAGAAGTAAAGGCAGAGGATGCTTGGAATAAGATAATAGCTCGTAACAGACAGTCTCCTAAGGGGGTTGTAGCACCATTCAATAGAGTGAGTGCATATAGTACACCTGAGGGCTTTAAGTTCACCTATAAGAGATGGGTTAAAGATAAGAACAAGGAGTATGCTTACATTAAAGCATCTACACTATCCAATCCCTTCTTACCCGTTGACTATGTTGACAGCTTAAGAGCTACTTACCCAGCTGAGTTGATTGAGGCTTACATTAATGGTGAGTTCGTTAACTTAACATCAGGTACAGTATATAGATCATACAATAGACACGAACACAATAGCAATGAGACAGTAACAGGTAATGAAGCACTCTATATTGGTATGGATTTCAATATTGATAAGATGGCAGCTACTATCTATGTTAAGAGAGGTAGGGAGTGGCATGCAGTTGATGAAGTACATGATAGTCACAATGTCTATAGTACTGCTGATACCATACGCTCTCGTTATCCTTCCAATAGTATCTATATATACCCTGATGCATCTGGTAACAATAGGAATAGGACGGGTAAGGCGGGTCAAGCAGCAGAGAGTGATATAGCTGCTCTAAGAGATAAGAAGTATGACTTTAAGATAAGAGTCAACAGTAGAAACCCCGCTGTGAAGGATAGAATAAACGCTTACAACGTAGCATTAGAACAAGGTAATGTATTTGTTAACGCTTCTATATGTACTGAGACTGCCAACTGCCTTGAACAACAGGCTTATGATAAGAATGGTGAGCCAGACAAGACAGCAGGCAATGATCACCAGAACGATGCTACTACCTATGTTATAGCTTATGAGTTACCTATTAGGAAGCCAGTAGCTAAGATTAATGTATCATTTGCTATATAGGATAGAGAGAGATACAGATGAGAATAATGATTGATTACTCCTGTGACTCCTGTGAGACTACTCAGGAGCTTCTAATGGATAGAGATAGTAAGGCAGCAATACACTGTGATAAGTGCTTAGGGGAGCTTAGAAGGATCTCTAGTGCATGTAGACAGTTTAACTTTAAAGGTGAAGGTACCTACGACAGAGGGAAGACTAGCCATGGAAAGAGTAGAGGATGATAATAGTAACATATGTACTATCTGTGGTGCTGAGGGCATGCAGATAAAGACTATGGTTCTAACATATCAGGAGCCAGGTAAAGAAGAAGTAGAATTAGAGATACAAGGCGAGGTTTGTGACCAATGCGATGAGATTGTATTGAAAGATGTAATATAATAATAGATAGGATAACAAACAAATGCCAGTAAACAGTACCCACCCGCAATATGCACACCACTCTGAGAGATGGGAGCGCGTACGGTCAGTGATCGATAGCGAAGTACAGAAGTTCATTAAGACTATTGATGTTAATGATTCCGCAAGAGACAAGCAGTACAGAGATGATGCCATCCTCACTAACTTCACCCTTAGAACACGTAATGCCTTAGTTGGTAGTGTGTTCAGGCTTCCAGCAACAGTTGATCTACCTAGAGAGTTAGAGTACTTAGTCCCTGATGCTACTGGTGATATGTTAACACTTGAGCAGCTAGCTCAGACTATTACCTCTGACGTTATTGAAGTAGGTAGAGCAGGCTTCTTAGTAGACTATCCTACCGCAGTAGAGGGATTGACCGAGGCAGAGGTAGAAGAGTTAGCTTTATCAGCTAGAATCAAGCCATACAAGGCTGAGACCATCATCAACTGGTCAGTTAAGCAGATAGGTAGTATTGCTAAGGTAGATATGATCGTCTTACTAGAGGCCTCACAGGAGCTAGGAGAGGATGGGTTCACATGGGAAGCAGCTGTACAATATAGAGTGCTTAGACTAGTTGAGGGTGTATATACACAGATAGTAATGAATGATGAAGATGAGATAATCTCAGCTGTTCAACCTAGACGTAATGACGGTACTACATTCGACACTATACCCTTTGTATTCATCGGAAGTGAGAACAATGATCCTCAAGTAGACAGCGCTCCACTATATGACATGAGTAACATAAACATTGGTCATTATAAGAACAGTGCAGATTACGAAGAGTCAGTACATATAACAGGTCAACCTACATTGTTCATGAGTTCAGCCTTTAGTGCTGATGACTTCGCCGAAGCTAACCCTAATGGGGTCAAGATTGGTGCTCGTAGAGGGCATAACGTAGGTGAAGGTGGTAGTGCGATGCTATTACAGGCTGCACCTAACCAATTAGCTGATGAGGCTATGAAACGTAAAGAACAGCAAGCCGTTATGACCGGTGCTAGGCTAATCATGCCGCAGTCAGGTGTTGAGACAGCTGAAGCAGCAATGCTAAGGGCTAGTTCAGAGAGTAGCGTACTTAATATCATTGTTAACAACGTAGAGGCTGGATTAGTTAAGGCTTTAGAGATAAGTACTCAGTTCATGGGCGGTAACCCTGAAGAGATAGAATATAAGCTCAATAGAGAGTTCTTCGATAATAGGATGGACCCACAAGAGCTAATGGCTCAGATACAGACCCTAGATAGACAGATAATATCTACTAAGGACCTAAGAGCTAACATGCGTAGAGCTGGATTAATAGCAGCTGATCGTACTGATGAAGATATAGATGAGGACCTAGGAGATATGGACCCGCTAGCATAGGAGAGAGATAGCCAATGACAACTACTAAGAGCTTTCTTGTTGATAGTGCAGCAAGGCACACAGTCTTCGTACAGCGCTTCGCGGGAGGGCAGTCTAAGGAGATGTTACCTTCAGTAGAAAGAGTCCGTAAGGAAGCTAATAGGAGGCTTAGAGAGGAGGATTTAACCTCTATCTCACGTAAGAGGCTTACTAAGCTTGAAAAGGACTTAGCTGTGCTCGTATCTGTGATTTATACTGACATGGGTACCAATCTTAAGAAGAACATGGCTGAGTTCGCTGAGTATGAAGCAGGGTTCAGTGCTCGTATGTTCGAGAACGCTACTGACATGTCATTCACTGTTCCATCCGCTACTGTAGTGGCTAATGCAGCTGCTAACACAGCAATGGATATCAAAGGCGGTAAGAGAGGACAAACAGTAGCTGGTGCACTTAACCAGTTCTCAGATAAGAAGGCTAAGCAGATAGTACGTATCGTTAATGATGGTGTTATAGCTGGGAAGACTACTCAAGAGGTAGCTAAAGAGATTACTATTGTTACGAGGACCCTACAAGCAGCACAAGTCACTGCTCTGGCTCGTACCATAGTGAACCACACCTCCTCAGAGGCTCGTGAGAGTACTATGAGGGCTAACAAAGACATTATCCGAGGGGTAGAGTGGGTATCAGTATTAGATGGCCGTACGACCTCTATATGCGGCTCTCTGGACGGACAAGAGTTTAAGATAGGGGAAGGGCCTAGGCCTCCCATCCATTGGGGGTGTAGATCGACTACTATCCCAGTGGTTAAGAAGGAATTCAGTGTCATACCAACCAAGGATGCCTCTAAGCGTCCGGCAGTAGGTGCTGACGGTACAGAACAAGTTAAAGGTAACACAACATACAACTCATGGATTAAGAAGCAGCCTGAGACATTCCAAGACGATGTTCTAGGAGCTACGAGAGGTAAGTTATTGAGAGATGGTAACTTAAACATGGACAAGTTTGTAGACAATAATTATAAAGAATTGAGCTTGAAAGAGCTTAAGAGGAAAGAGCCAGCAGCCTTTGAAAGAGCAGGTATAAAGTAGTTCCAGTGGGACTAATAAGAAGTAATTAAACCTTTGTGAGGATATACATTATGAGCGAAGAACAACAACAAGAGCAACCACAAGTAACTGTTGAAGAGTTACAACAACAACTTAAACAAGCAATGGATTCTATTCAGGACTTGCAAAGGCAGAACACAGCCATGGCAGGTAAGAACAGTGAGTTGCTAGATGAGACTAAGAAAGCTAAGAATAAGGCTCGTGAAGAGACTGAAGCTAAGACACAAGCTGAAAGAGATAGGCTTCAGAAGGCTGGTGACTTTGAGCAACTACTTAAATCATCTGAACTGGAGCGAGCAACCCTATCAGAACAACTAACCACATTAAATAGTAAGGTTGGTAGTGAGAAGAAGCAAACAGCAGCCTTTAAGGTAGCCGCTGAGCTCGCTGACGGCCCTAACGCTGAGTTGTTAAGTGACTTTGTTGCTAAGCGATTAAAGTATACTGACGAAGGCCTGAAGGTCGTTGACAAGGATGGTAACTTAACTGTTTCATCTTTAGATGACCTCAGGAACGAATTTGGTAACAACGAGAAGTTCAAATCCCTATTAAGGGGTAACAAATCATCTGGTGGCGGTGCCCCAGGTAATACAAGTGCAGCCGGTGGCTATGACACTGTTAAAACAATTACTAGAGCTGAGTTTGATAGCCTAGACCCGAGTAAGGCTTCAGTCTTCATTCGGAAAGGTAACAAAGTTGTCGACTAGTAGTACTAAGTAACACAATTAATTTTAATATAATATATAAAGGAACCATTTAACATGGCTAATACATTAACTCCACATATCCCAGATCTACAGAACGCACTTGATACCGTATCACGCGAACTAGTAGGCTTCATCCCATCAGTAGCTATGGACGGTTCATTAGAACGCGCAGCTGTTGGTGAGACTATCAACTCATTTGTTGCTCCTGCTTCAACTGCTGCTGATATCACAGCTGGCCAGCAAGCACCTAATACCGGTGACCAGACCATTGGTAACAAGACTATCTCAATCACTAAAGCACGAGCAGTTCCAGTAAGATGGAATGGCGAAGAGCAAAAAGGTGTTAACAACGGCGTAGGCTTCAATAAGATCTTTTCTGATCAGATTGCACAAAGTATGCGTACTCTTACTAACGAAGTAGAAGCAGATATTGCAGCTCTTTACGTTGGTGCCTCTAATGGGGTTACCCCAAGTGGTACTACATTGTTTGATGCCGGTCTTCGTGACTTAGCTAATGCTCGTAAGTGCTTAGTTGATAACGGTGCTCCGATGAGTGACATGCAAGCCGTTATCGGTACTCTTGAAGGTGCTGAGCTACGTGGTAACAGTCAGCTTACTAAAGTAAATGAAGCGGGTAACGACTCTATGCTACGTCAAGGTGTTCTTCTAGACGTGTTCGGTATGGCTATTCGTGAAAGTGGTCAACGTGCTAATCATACAAAAGGTACTGGCTCATCATTAGTTGTCGGTATTTCAGCTAACGTTGGCGATACAGCCATTCAGCTTGATCCGGTCACTGGTA